CGGTCACCAAGTTCCTTGATACAACGCGTCATGTACAACTTAGAGATGGCACGAAAGTGCCGAAACTCGTAAGCGTAACTCAACGCCTTGCCAGCCATATATAGTGATGGATCTGGTGCAGGAACAGGGCAAACATTAAAGCGCAAAAGCGCCTTACCGAGATTTGGAATCATAACAATGCCGCGAGGAACTCGAACAAAGAAACGGGACAGGAAATTATTTCCCTCCAAAAGCCTACTGGTAGTAACCTTTACGACCATGCGTGCCATCTTGCAAACATGATCGTAACTTCTACGATAGAACTTTAGGGATCCACGAGCTTTGTCAAGCCTCATGACGTTATCATCACCAAGAATGCATGAGACGCCTACGCGGTCCACATGAATGCTAAAAGCTTCCGCAATAGTTGCATTCCACATAGAATTGCGGAATGTTGTGGATTGACTTCCAGTGGGCAACTGGTTGTTGATCTTCATGCGAATACGATAAGCGCGAGACTTAATGGTATAAGCATTAGCAACCAGCATCAAGGAAGTAACCCAAAGCGGAGCACCAAAGCGACGAAGCCAAGCAACCTCCAACAAGTGGACGTCCTTAACCTGAGAGCTATCATTAGCCGTGAAATCTGCGCTTAAAAACACAGAATTGTCATCGCCTCCAGTCAAATGGTCGACGATTTGTTCAGACTTTTTCTTATAAGCTCCCATGAAGTTAACGTTGTCGGGACTTGTGCAGAGATCCATGGCTTGAAACATTCGCTGGGTGCACTTTTGCATTATAGGACCCAGTAGTGCATTGTGTATATCAGACGATTGATTTATGATCCTTGGAGCCCAATTCTTATCATGTCTCTTGAGAAGAGCCTCCATCTTAACGAAGATTTCCTTGTCAGAAAACTGACTGTGTGTAATTTCATTAACAAGGAGGTGTGCCTTCTCAAGGCGCAGCCGTTTGGCTGTTGGGAATTGGGTAACCCAGGACCGAAACAAATCGGGTGAATACTCAATGGGTTCAAGAGCGCGGGGTGCCAACCTATCCAGAAGGTGGAAAGATGCAGCAACGATGTCAGTATGACATCGAGCATCGGTGCGATAATTACACCTTTTGTCAAGAGCAGCCAACATGCTGTCAATTGTCTTTGAAGGAACAACAGGAACATGTTGTTCAATTATTGGACCATAAAGATCCAACGGGGGACAAGTGTCAGCATTGTATGCTCGACCTGGATGGGCTGGAACTCCAACGCGCGTTGGAACTACCGGGTGGGAGAGCCGCCTTAAAGGAGTGGTGCGGGCTCTGCGTGCGTAATAAAACGAGAGTGATTGTGATCCTCGTTGTGTTGAGGTCATTGTAGGTGGTGGCAGTATTTATGGGCGGGCTACTGGTGGAGCCCTAGTGTGTGGTGTGTGTGTGTGTGTGTGTGGGTACTGTCGTGTGTGTGTGTGTGTGTGTG